GCTTATAAGGGGGCAAATACAAAAGCTACAATGGGCGGCATTTTCGGGCGCAACCCATAAAACCCTGTGAGCCGCATAAACAAAGGCTCTACGCCTGTTCTGAAAGTAGTTGCACTCGCAACTACCCAAAAACAAAAGCTACATTGTTGTTTAAGGTTCTTTGGACGAATGGGGCGGACCGGTGTGCCAACCGGGTTCGTTCTTGGAGAGGTATTGTTCTATCTGAGCAATACGGGCCGTGAGGTGAGGCGAGGTGTCTGGTACCTCCAGGGAGACGGTGATACGGAGCTTTACAGGCCATAGCTCCTTCACTTCATCAAAGATAAGGAACAGCGGCGGATATTCTATACCGTTGGCGCTGCGCAATTCAAATCCTTTTTCCTTCATGTGTACGTACTTGACTCTAGCGGTTGATTCTGAGTCTATTACGAGGTAAATACTATCGGGTTTTAGTTCCCCGAAGCTGTTGAGTTTTTCCGTGACTACGATGTAGTCGCCGTCAGTGAGCACTGGCGTCATACTGTTTCCCTGGACTTGGACGATCATACCCGGCCCCGCGATGCCTGGTATGCTAAATGTGTTCCTTATCCCTCTTTTCGTTGGTATATCGAGCGCGATGCCCGCATGTGTAACGCCTCCTACCAAGACAAATTTTTCCTTAACATATTCTCCCGATTCTTCCTCTAAAACGTCATTTTGGTCGAGATAGGTGACATTTTCAGCAATTAGGTGACGCGATTCAGGCGTACTTTGCACACGGTTTGCACTTGAATTTATATGCATCTCTCCACGACCGTGTATCAACCAATCTACATTTACCTCATTATAGCACTGCGCAATATTTTCTATCACCGACGCAGATAGGGATCTACCGCCATTTTCCATTGACGATAAATGAGGCTGCGTGACCTCTATAGACTCTGCAAACTCCTTTTGATTGAGTTTGTAGTTCTTCCTAACAGCCTTTAATCGTGCTCCCTTTTCTTCCATTTCCATGTAGGAATAAAAAATATTTCAAAAAGAAATATAGAAATACTTGCATAGTATTGCTAAATGCTATAATATTGCACACATAACGAACAGAGAACGCACAGACAGTGCGAAAATAGCAACTTGAAATGACTAAAGCAAACGATAGTAAAATGGATACTATTTGGTACGATGCTGCACGTAGACATCGAGGCTCTATCAATGAGATCGCTGAACAGACAGGCAATCACAGGAATTGGGTTCGTGCAGTACTAAAAGGAGAGTCTGCCGATGCTGATCTTCTCTTAGAAGCGAGCAAAATTTTGCTAGCAAAAGAATCAGCTACATCAGAGCACCGCAAGCGCATGAAGGAGCTAGAGGAAAAGATGGTTTCTCTCCGCCCTACCCACTTCATTCCATCCGCCGCAATGTCCTAATTGTTCACCATAAAATCATTCAAAAATCATGGAAAGACAACAGATCAATATTCGATTAGAGAAGCTAGCTACCAATATGTATTTCGGTGGCAATGGTGTCTCTGTATCTGAACTTGCAGAACTCAAAAGACAACTCAAGTCAGTCGTAGAGTCTGTGACCGGTGAGTACTTGACTATTCACGTAACCGACGCAATTAAATTGAAGTCTCTTCTGAGATCAATGAATACTGAACTTAGCAATGATCATCCTTCTACAGTAGCTCTTCGGAGGAGTGCTAACAACATGCGTAGCGTCATGGAAGAGTACTTTAAAGACTCAATCCTGGATTCTGCAATAGCAACTGGAGGTATATCTCAGCAGCAGCCTTTGCCTCAGTATGATGATTGTGATCTCGCAACGAACGCTGACACGCCAGAATGAATTTAGCCACCACATACGGTAGAAGCGTGACTTCTTTTTCGTGCAGCACTTCGTCTGCTAATTGTTTTGCTGTCATTATTTCTGCTGTTTAGCTATAAAGATAATAACGTGACGAGATTTTCCAAAATACAAACACACCTCTGCATCAATCCGCAGGCCATTGCTGACGCTTGTGCGCCAGTGGTAGAGCAGAGTTTTAATACCATTAAAAAGGGGCTTGAGCGCTACCGTAGCGGTGCTTCAGAAAGCTGGATGCACTACGATGACCCCACCGATGGCCGCCGCAAATGGGTGCGCCTGGATGCAGTGCCAGATCAGTACCTACGACGCATCGAACACCACTACGGCACCCCTGAACTGGCTTACCTTCAGGAGTTGCTTTTGGACGAAGCCCTGCGCCGCGTTTTGCCTGATGATGCACCGTTTTTCCTTCATCAGTCCTTCCCCTCTGACAAGGCCGACCAACTGGCCGAAGCTTGCGGGTGGTTGCGCCTCGCGCAAAGCAAGTGGTGGGCGCCAAGATGGAACGGCAAAACCGCCTTTATGGCCGATGCCGCGCAAGTGATAAAAGTGCGCGATCTGTACGGCTTCAAAGTAGGAAACGGGCGCACCTACGGGCGTCGCCTGGAGCGTTGGCTAAAGAGCCAGCACGAAAGCCTGGTACCTGGCACGGTAGGCAACAACAACGCCGCCAAAGTGACGGAGCTGGGATTGAAAAGACTGATAGACCTCTACGCTAGTCCGCAGAAACCGGACTTCGTCACGGTCGCAAACATCTACAACCGCGAGGCTGAGGCTTACGGCTGGGCTACGCTCACAGAGGAGCGGGTGCGCCAGATCCTTAGCACTCCGAAGATGAAGCAAATCTCGTTCGGGCATCGGCACGGAACGGAGGTTATGCGCAACGAGATGGAACGAACCATCAAACGGCGCAGACCTTCGTTCGCCGATGCGCTTTGGATACTCGATGGCACTACGGTGCAGCTCTTGTACCTGGAGAACGGCAAGCCACGTAGCGACCTTTACGCTTATTACGTAATGGACGCCAACAGCGATGCTATCATCGGTTATGCCCTGGGCGGTTCAGAGCGCAGCACCCTGGTCCAAGCTGCCTTGCGTGATGCAGTGGGCAATACCATGCACCTGCCTCACCAGTTGCAGTACGATAACAGCAGTGCAAACAAAAGCGCAGAGTCTAGCGACCTAATGAAGCGCCTGTCACGAGTAGCGTTCCCTACCGCTCCTTACAACGGTAAGGCCAAGTCCATCGAGCGGGTACAGGGAGCTATTGAAGGCTGTTTTCTGCGCTACTTTGCCAACTGGAAAGGCGGCAATATTACGGCAAAAAGCCAACGCACACGTGCCAATGTAGACCATATCCAGCAGCAAATACGCGAAAAGGATATGCCTACCAAAGCAGGAGCTGCTGCACAACTACGGCTCGCTATTGAGCTGTGGAACAATACGAAGGACAAAGATGGCCGGACGCGGCTGGAAAAGTACCATGTTGAACACTCGGAACGACGCGAGGTCGACTACCTCCTACTGGTAGACCTCTTCTGGGTAGAACGCAAGCACCAGGTTATCTACAGCAAAGACGGCCTGACGATACAAGTAAACGGCGAGCGGATCACCTACGAGGTGGAGCGCTCGCGAGGACTGGAGGACATGGAGTTCAGAAAGCAATACCTGGGCGAACGCTTCACAGTGAAGTACGACCCTGATATGCTGGAGTACATCAACCTCTACAAAGACGGAGCCTGGGTAGCCACGGCACGGCAGAAATACGAAACGGCAATGGCCCTGGTAGACAGGGCGGAAGGCGAAGGAGCTGTTCTGGCGAAAGCCCTGGACGACCGACGCGAATACCTGCACTGGCAGCGCACGGAGATGGAAGCGATCAAGGAGGAAGTACGCAACGAAGGCTTACCAGTGCTCTCAGCCGAGCTGGTACACAAAGATGCTTACAACCAACTGGAGAACGACCTGACCAATGAACTCCTGGGCATCATCCAGGAGCGGGAAACTAAACCAAAACCAAAGACAGCCCCGGCCTACGCCCTTTTTGGCGGCGACGATGCCGATGGCTCAATAATCGAATAGCAACATGATTCAAAGAACGGCAATACAACAAGCGGTAAACGATGCACTAGGCACGGGCATCAGTCAGCGGCAACTCGCCTCGCAAATCGGCATAAGCGATGCTACACTTATCAACATCAAGCGTGGTGAGTGGGATGAAAAGGTATCTGATCAAATGGCCGCCAAAGTGCAGCACTATTTCCGCATCGATACCTGGAATATCCGCAACACTCGCAACTACGCCAGCATCAGCGCACTGTGCAAAGATGCCCAGCAAAACCGCCGCTTTTTGGGCGTAGCGGGCTACACCGGCGCAGGAAAAACCACCGCACTACGCCACTACCAGCGCACCAACAACCACGTATTTTACGTGCTGGCCACGGTACTGCATACCAAGCGCACCTTTGTGCGCAGCATCCAGCAAAGCATGGGGCTTAATGATGGTGGTAGCATCGCCGAAATGATGGACGCCATCATCCGCAAACTGGTCTCTACTGCCGATGCCCTCCTGATTATTGACGATGCCGGAAAGCTGAGCAACACCTGCTTACGCCTCCTCCAGGTCATCTACGACGCAACCGAAGGCAGCGCCGGAATGGTAATTGGTGGTACCGAGTTTTTGAAAAGCGAGATCGACCGCCAGGCGAGCCGCAAGGTGATGGGCTTCGACGAACTCCGTCGCCGCATCGCTTACTGGCAGCCACTGTACCGCCCCACCAAGAAGGTGGTGCAGACGATAGCCTCCGACTACGGCATCACCGACAGTTACGCACTGAACTACCTGATAGCACACGCCAAAGACTACGGCACCCTGCGCAACATGATCGAAAACGCTGAGAAGCTGAGCCAGGAACGTAACCTACCCGTGAGCCGGGAAATACTGGCCGACCTCCACGTAGGAGACATGGCCTACGAAGCCCTCGCGTAATGATGAACTCCGACCAAAAGCACGAAGCAACGGAGCAAACGATGCTCCAGGAGATATGGGGCGGCGAAGCCTACTGTAGCGAAGACCTTTTCTGGATTCGCTACCACATGGGATGCATCTACCTCAATACTTACTACCCGCAGATGGCGGCGCGGCTAAATAGAAGCCGATTATTTTGGCAGTGGTACCGTGGCATTTGGCACCTCAATGATCTGTGGATCAAGAAGCACAAGGCCCACTACCGTATGCAGCATTACAAGTTATTCCAAAGAGAGCGTTTTGAGACCTACAAGCCAGTGCCGCCACTAATAGAAGCGGCTCTCCGTGAAACGGAGGAATTAACAGTTTAACCCACCGGCTACGCCCGGACTAATAGCAACAATAATGGAAATGGTAATTAAAGGAAGGCTTAGCGGCCGTAGCGCTAGCTATGCCCAAAGCGAAGTTTTTAACGGCATTGAAATTCTGGCAGAACAGATCAATTGTACAGTGTTGAGGCGCGTAGTCTCTTCGGAAATCTACAAGCGCAACACTAGCGACGACATGAGTGTCAATAACTGCGATCTGGAAAAGCGCACCCGTATTGTTACCCTCATCAAGGACTCAATGGGTGCGGCCAACTGCCCTTTTAAAATGAACCTGGATCAGTACGACATGCTGAAAGAGCTGGTTGATATTTATTTCACCCTCTCCGGACGCTATGAACTATTGACCAGTGAAGATATGCAGATTCGTACCGTCATCAACGATGTACGCCCTGGTTTTTATAACCCTCAATCTATTGATTATTATGAGTAAGAAGAAAGCAACTATTACCAAAGAACAAGTCCTCCAGGCGGTGCGTGACCGCATCAAGGCGCAATCTGCGGTAGATTCTATTAATGCCCAAAAGCGCATCGAGGTGAGCGAGGCAGAAGAACGCCACGCCGCGAAACTGGTCGATCACCAGGCTAAAGTCGAAGAGTGTGGCAAGATCATCGAGGAGTACGTGGTGGAGCATCGCGAAGAGTTACTTACTGGTGATGCCAAAAGCACTGATCTCGGAGCCAGTAAAGTAGGCTTCCGCCTAAATCCTGCCAAGCCAGTCATCTTGGACGGCTTTAAGCTTGCTGATGTTCTCACCAAGTTAAAGGCCCGGTACCCCGATCTCGTTAGCACGAAAGTGACGGAGAGCCTGGAGTCCAAGAAGGTCGTAGAGTTGGTCAAGGACAAAGGTACCGACCTCAAACGCTTCGGCATTGATGTGGAACAAGAGGAGAAATTCTTCATCAAATGAGAACGATCCTCCCTGAATTGATCGCCTGGCTAGATGATAACTACGATGGCCACCCAAACGTGCAACGTGTAGAATGTCAGTTGACGTCGAGCATCGAGTACCGGGTGAAGATGGAGCGCAGGCTCTACTTGATTGGCCACTACGAGATCGTCGAAACTGGCCACGTGATCGGGATGGCACGGATGCAGTTTGCGCTTGGGAAAACGCGCATTTTGTCGTCTGCCGAGCTACAAGAGATACAGCAGTTTTTAAAGGAAGCCGCTGTCACGATTTGATCCATTAGTTTTCCTTTTGAGAAGTTTTGCCCGCCCTGGAAAGCCAGGGCGGGAAAGTTGGAGGAGATGGCATTGGCCGCCACCGGGCCGGGCGCTGACAGCATTATCAATAAGTCTACTCAGGTAACCGGAGTCAAGCATGGGATACGGAGCGCATCAACTGAGAGTTGCGCATAGCAGGTTCGAATCCTGCCTCTTCCACCTTTGGTTTTGGGATGTACACGCTCCGAGGGCTGCCTGAGGGTAGCCCGAGGAGCGTCTCAAAACCTACGATTGAATATGGGTTTATAGGTGTTCAACCGGTGGGCTGTCAGTAGATGGCTCACCGGACTTAGCCCAAAGAATTAGGTCGTTTTTTCATGATTATGATTTGTTATGAGGTGGAGCCGCTGCGGTGGCTCCACATTTTAAACGCAACTACAATGAGTGGAATCAGAAACATAGATAGTCGGCAGAATCGGCAGCTGCACATGCTCATTACCCAGCTCAACCTGGGAGAGCAAAAAGCGGATCTTATTTTCGGAGCCAGCAACGGGCGCTCTGAGAGTAGCAAAGACTTGCTGTACAACGAAGCCGAGCAGTTGATCTCACGCCTGAAAGAAGAGCGCGAAGCGGCAGTGGGCAAAACCCGTGGCAAGATCATCCATCTCCTTTGCCTCCTGGGCATGGTGACGGACGATGGCCAGCCCGACTATCCTCGGATCAATAGCTACGTGCAGGCGATAGGTACCAATAATCCCAAGCGTCGCAAGCTGTTTTACTTGAGTCCTAAGGAAATGAACGCCGTATGTAGCCAGGTAGAAGCCTGGTACAAGCGCGAATTAAAAGCCGCTAAAGCATGACCTACGAGGAGCAAATAGCATCGGTAGACAGCATAAGCTACCACCATCAGCCAGAAATGGGCGAGGCCGCTCCGCATATACGGAAGAGCTTGCGCCTGCTGGTACTGCTGCGTGATGCAGGTGTGCAACTGGAAGACCCGGCGAAACTGCTGGAGATGTACGAGGCTGCTACAAAGCCACAAAAACAAGCGTATGTCCAGTACCAAAAATTTGTGGATGTGTACTTCGAGTTTTGCCAGTCTTACATAAATGTTGATCCGGTGATGGATGGCCGCCAGGGCAAAGCCATGCGCGAAATCATCGCCTACTTGATTAATAATTGCAAAGCAAAGGATGAAGCCGGAGCCTTAGCGGCCTGGTTGTTCATCCTCCAGAAGTGGGAAAACCTCACACCTTATATACGTAACCAGACTACCCTGGCACAGATTAAAAAGAACCTTCAGGAAATACTAACGCAACTACGCAATGGAAACACCAAACAAGAAGCGGGCCGTCGTACCAGTTCAGCAATTCGTAGCAGAGCTAAGCGCAGCGGCAAGGGAAGGGGATAACGTAGCGGTAGGCAGGATCATCACCCGCCTAAACCTGCCCCGCCTGGAGCAAAGGAAAGCAGAGCTGGATGGATTGCTCACCAGGCGGCGCGAACTCTTGCGTCTCTACAAGCGTGCGCAAAGCGATAAGGAAAAGGAAGACATCACGTCGGCTGGCCTCCTTGTTCGCCAGGAAATGATGAACTACCTGGAGCAGGAAACCCTGGGCGATATGCGCCGCGACGACCGAATGGACGAGGCCGAGATGGAGGTAGCCTTACTTATCACCTGGGTACAGGATCAGCTGAATGTACAGGCACCATTACTGGAAGATCAGATCCTCACGGCTTCGGCCATGATAGTGGGCAGCTACGGTTCTTTGCGGCTGGCCGATGTGGCCATCTGTTTTCGCAACGCCGTAGGTGGCCACTACCAGCGCCAGTACGGCAAGGTGGATGTGCAAGACTTACTGGCCTGGGTAGAAATCTACCACCAGGCACTGGTAGAAAAGCGCAGCATGGCTGCACAGTCTGGCCACCTGGCTGCCAAAGCCACCAAGTGGGACAAGCGATATAGCAAAAGCCTCCGGGCTGTCATTCATAACCATCAACACGGAAACAAAAATGGGTGAGGAGATCAAAGTAGAGTATGGCCCAAACGGTAAAGTGCTTGCAGGTAACAACCCTGCTAGGCTTGCTGAAAGGCGCATACCGCAGCAAGTAAAAAAACGGCAACGGGAAATGGATGAAGCATCAGAACCCAAAAATAAAAAGCGCGATAAAAAGCGTAGTAAATAATTTTCATCAACTGAACTATTATCATAATGAACCACAACGGAATTCAAGAAGAACTAAAGGAGTACGAGATTCCCGAACCCCGCTACGGTAAATGTCGGAAGCGTGTAGACGATAAGATTGTGCAGCTACGCATGGCCACACAACGCCGTCGCCGCCGTAATAAGATGGCCAGTATCTCTCGCCGCAAAAATCGCCGCAAATGATTATCCTCTACTGGCTGCCCAAGTGGTGGCCATACACAGCAATGGCCTTGTGCTTTGTGATCGTCGCCCGCCGAGGCGAAGCCCTCAGTTGGCGCACCCGCAACCACGAGTACCTCCACCTGCACCAACAGCGTGAAATGCTGTTCCTCCCTTTCTTTCTCTGGTACGGCATCGAGTTCCTGGTGCGCCTGATCCAGTACCGCAACTGGGTCGATGCTTACCGCAATATTTCCTTTGAGCGCGAAGCCTACACCTGGGAGGATGATTTTAGATACCTCACTCTTCACCGCCAGCCGTTTGGTTGGGCAAAGTATTTGAAAGTATGAAAACTACTGATGACTTATGGTCGCACCTGAATGAAGAGCATGATTTAGTTTTAGTTGAATCGGAGCTTGATGTAATAGTTGATCTATGTAATGAAATCAGGTGGCAATCGCTCCAAGATGAACTACATGAATGGACGGTTAAGATGTTTGGAAACCCCACAGACCCGAAACCTTCTCTTCATCATTTAAAGGAAGAGGTAAACGAGTTGATAGCAGACCATCAATCTGCTGAAGAGTGGGCTGACTGTTTCATTATCCTAATTCATTCAGCTAAGAAAGCTGGATTGAATATGAGTCAGATATACTGGTTTATCAAGGATAAGCATAGGATCAATAAGTCGCGTAAGTGGAGTTCGCCAGATGAAAACGGCGTTTGTTACCATCTAAAATAATCAACCAATGAAGACTGAAACCATCATCCAAAAAATACGCAAGTGCCTATCGTTGAGCAAAAGCCCCAACGCCAACGAAGCCGCCGCCGCGATGGCCAAGGCGCAGCAGCTCATGGCCGAGTACCAGGTGACGATGGCCGACATAGCTTTGAGCGAAGTAAAGGAGCACACCGAAGGTATCGGCCAGCGCGTGAATCCTACCACTGCCATGCACCACTTGGCGGGTACCATAGCGAAGGTATTCTCTTGTGAAATCTACTACACGCAGATCGGCTGGTCGAAAGGTGGTGTAGTATTCGTAGGCGTGGAACCATCGGCGGAAATAGCCGGGTATGCCTGGGATGTGCTACGCCGCAAAATGGAGCAAGCGCGTAAGGAGTTCCTAGGCGGTGTTTCAAAGCGTTTCAAGCGCAGCAATAGAATCGCCCGCGCCGATCAGTACTGCATCGGCTGGGTAGTAGGTGTGCGCCGCGCTTGCGAGAAGCTGGTACCCGCCACCGAGCTGCCCGCTATCATTGAGCAGTACTTAAGTGCTAAGCGTGACTTGGTAGAAAAAGAAGCTCGGCCCGCACGTAAACCAAATACCAACAGCGCCGCAGCCGAATGGGATGCAAACCAAGGCTACCAGGATGGTAGTCAGGTAGATATTCAGCAGGGCGTGAAGGGTGGGGTGGGGAGGACTTCATTTTTAAATTAAGATAGAGCAATGAACTACCCCGTGCAAGAACCCGGCATTAGCCTCATCGAGTTAAAGCAGCGCTACCAGGAAGTAAAGAGCGGATCTTACTTCTGCTGGTGGTTTGATAAGGCTCAGTTTGGTTACAACATTGGCTGTAATACTTACAACTACCTAGGCTCGATATTGAGCAGAGACGGCAAAGCCATATTAAGCATAGATGATTATAAGCACAGCACCAAAATACACATGGAAGTAATTGGTGACTGGAGTCGCATCACGCCAGAACGCTGTCTGCAAATTATCCGCGAGAATGTAGAATTTCTCGAAGACTTAGAGGCAAGCCAAGAAGTTGGCCAATTGTCATTATTCTAAAACACAACCAATGCCACGCAAAATCTGGACACCAACCGAAATAGCCTACCTCCGCGAACACTTTGCCGACACCCCTACAAAGGAGCTGGCTAAAGCTATGGGGCGCACTTATAGCAGTGTCTGTGGTAGAGCAGCTACTGAAGGACTACGTAAGTCGAAAGCATTCCTGAGTGATCCCGAGCTCAGCGGGCGCGGCAACTTGGCTACGCACGGCAAAGACAGCCGCTACAAAAAAGGCCAGGAACCAATGAACAAAGGGCGAAAGCAAACGGAGTATATGTCTCCGACGGCGATCGCCCGCACAAAGAAAACCCGCTTCAAAAAAGGAAGCCTACCCCACAACACCCGGCAAGATGGCGACATCTCGGTGCGGGTGAACAAGGGCAACTGGCCCTACAAATGGATTCGCGTATCCCTGGGTAAGTGGCGCGAGTTGCACCGCGTGACCTGGGAGCAACACCATGGTAAAATACCAAAAGGCTACAACGTAGTTTTCAAAGATGGAGACAGCTTGAACTGCGACATAGATAACCTGGAGCTGGTGAGCCGCGCTGAAAACATGAGCAGGAACGTATATGGTATGGTGTCGTTGCGACCTCACAGCACGAACTTAATTAATAATACAAAAACTTTGAATTATGAATACAGATAATAAAAAAACCGAAACCGAGCAATGCACTATACCAAGTGTTAGCTGTAGTGCATACACACTTAACCCTTTAAAACACGGATTTGAACCAATATCAAACTTTCCCGAAATGGCGTTTAATTTCCCTTTAATTGATGGTTATTATATTAAAGTTGTTTGTTTCTCAAACCACGGTGGTTTATTTTATTGGTATAAAGTATTATCAACTCTTATTGGGTTTGAAGGTGATGATAGAATAGAAATAAAAAGTGGTCTTTATGACTTTAGAATACCTAGCGAATACGGCAAACAATTAAACCCAAAGACAGAATACTTAGGATTAATAAGTAGTGATGAATTTGCAGAACAATTATTAAAACACTTGTTAGGAACTACAGATAATAAAAGTTTAAATGATTGTTCTATTGAGAGGTATAACGAAAACCAAAATGTTATAATGAAAACGGAATTTCCTCAGCATTACAGCTAACACCATACAACGCTACCCGACCGAGATCAAGCAATCAATAAGGAAATTATCAAAACTCAAAAAAGTAATTAAACATGCCACGGAACAAACTAAGTGACCTAAACAACCATCTCTTCGAGATGCTGGAGATGGTCAAGGATGGCGAAATGGATTTGGAGCAAGCCAAGCGAGCTACCGACATCGCCAGTAAGATTATCGAAATCAAAAAAGTAGAGTGCCAGCAGGCCAGTATCCTGGTAAAGGCAGGCTACACCCACCAGGTAGCAGCAATGCTCGATCAACCTAAAATGATAGAAGAATGATTTACCACCCCTCACTCCCTTTAATGGTACACACCTACGACTGGAGAGCGCAGCCCGATTGGGCAGCTATCACCGATGCAGTAGAGGCGGTACTGAGCCACAACGCAGGCTTGCGCATCCACTACGTAGAAACCGGAAGGGATGAACACGCCATCGTCATCGGCACCAGCGACGTCACCGAAGGAGAAGCCAGCACCTACTACCAAAACCACCGCGAGTGGGAAGATGGAAAAGATGGTTTATCTTTGGATTGGAAAAGTTTGATTGTACGTATCAACCTGGCCAGGGGTGTTGCTGTTGGCTGGGGTATCGATGGAATCAATACATTAAATCAATTAAATACCTATCTAAGAACCTTTCAGACAGGCATCAGGACGGTCGATTTTTACGATGAGATTTTTGCTTACATCGAAAAGATGTACCGTACGATGGTAGAGGAATAGCTTTAATACTGCAACTACTACACACCTTATTACGTAATCAATATTTTTCATCCCTATTTTAACAGCAGACAATTATGAAGAAAATCACATTGACTCCAGCAAACGAAACGCAGCTCCAGCACTGGATCGAAAAGCTAAAGTCGGCAGGTGCTGAGTACGACGTAGTTACCGAAAACGGTAAGGCCGTCCTGAAACTATCCGAAGAGGCAGCAAGGTCTATCCTTGGCGTTGATCCTAAAATAGAAAAGCAGAACAGTCGAATCGCTACTGTTATTGTTATAGTATTGATGATCTTTGGAATCTCGTTTTGTTCGCGGATGTGCTCGACCCCTGAGCCGGAAGTTATGGTCGACGCAACAAAGCTTTTTTATAATTCTGTAGAGAATATGGTCTCTCAGTTCGGTGAACCCGATAGCAGTGAGGAGCACAACGACAAGTATCCCTGTAAAGATCGGGATTGCCTAAAGCAATCTTACGCAGGTGGCATGTACGAGGTCTATGTTTACAACGGAATGGTTGTCTATATGACCATCACACCAGATCGGGACATTCCTACTTACGACAACGCTATAGTGGCCATCGGCTGGCCGGAAAAGGTATCTGATCTAGTTACCGCTGATGTGACGCGCTGGAACTACGACAAGTATCAGATCAGCGCATTTGATGGCAAACCGAATGTCGTCGGATACTTTATGATTATTCCCGCAGAGTTAGCACAATAAATCTTACACCCAACACAAACGAAGCCCCGGCCAGCAATGACCGGGGCTTCGTTATTTAAACTTACTGATACCAATCTTACGCAGTGCTGGCTGCTTGTTCTTCTGGTAGTGGTGTGCGGATTACCCGCCACACGCTTTCGGGGTGCTGGTAGTAGAAGATATTCATCAATTTCGGAATGATGACATCAGTGCGCAAGCCCTGGTTGTATAGTTCCTGGTACTTGTTCTGGATGGCGCGATACTTTATGATGGTGCTCTTTCTCATACACAAGTAAGGTTTAGGCTGGCCATCGCTTGCACCAGTTGTGGCACAGCAGCATAATCAAATATTTGGCACTGGAATGTTTGCGACGTTTGTATCCTGGTATCAAGGATGTTGTGCGGGTCGCTTTGGGTGCGCACGATGGTCTCCAGTAGCCACACATCGTTAGGGGTGCCAGACAGTGCTGCGTATTCAGTCAGCATACTGATCCGCCCACGCCAGGTTTGCAGTGCCTGGTAAATCGCCTGCTCAATGGCCAGGTGGTTGATGTACACCTTATCAGTCATGTCCCGGTCATCGCCATAGGCAGTATCGCTGATTAGCAACACCTGGAACTCCAGCAGCCCCTTTTGTATCTGGCCAGATCTTCCCTGTGTTCCCCAGGGGATCGGCTCAAAGGCGATGTAGGCAGCCGGAGTGATCGGCACCGGATCGTCTCCGTCCTGGTTGGTTTGCTCCAGGTGCCAGTCTACGTGCTTGAGCGCTGCTACCTCAGTACTTAGGCGCTGCTTGAGCAGCATGTAAATCTCTCTTAACATTAGCCATATATTTGGGTGAGTGATCGGGTTACCAGTAGCTCCAGCCTTTTGTCCAGGGTGTGGCTATGGCCCATGAATTGCCTTTTGGGTATGACGGTGTTTACCGTCCGGGTGTGTGCGCGTACTGGCCGGTTGCGGCGCTTGTGTGCGCGTACGTTCACGCTGCCAGAAATAGTGCCGCCTTCGTTGTGGATTTTGGCGTAGGGTACATCGGTAGAGATGATGACCCTGCGCTGGGTGTAGCGCATCCGCAGGCTACGGCGTAGGCGTCCGGTTTTTACCAGTAGCCTCCTCCGGCTGCCAGTGTTAACCTTACGCTTCATCCATCGCTCGCGCCGGTGATCCACGAAGCCTTCGTGATCCCAACTGTCTTTAAAAAAGTTCAATGCCGTGTTTCCTGCCAGGCGCGGCAGGTCGCGGAAGAGCTTGGTGCTCTGTCCTATTTCCTTCTTAAAGGTGGGGAACTCCTGGCGTCGTTGTATTGGCATGATAAACAATTTGTTTCAAAAATACAACAATTAATTACAAATGCAATACCCACGGCCAAAGCCTCAGTTCCCAACCTAGTAACCAGCTGACCACAAAAAATAGAATACTAACGACCGCCAGCCCAATGCGCCAGCGTAGATTTAGGCGTGGCACTGTTATGCCCAGGAGCGGTATGGTATAGGTTTTGCCGGTCGGATCGTCGGTGCCTTCGTAGCTCCAGTGCTTACCGCTCCCTATATTGATGGCCGTCTTGTGTAGAATCAGCGCCGGGTAGGTGCTGGCCACTATCCACAGTACATTGCCACCCGCTACCATAAAGAACAGCGGCAGCGTATACCCAAAGATGGTTTCGTACAAATGAATATCACGCGGCAGTATAGAGAACTTACTGGAGAAGCTATCCTCCACACCACCTAATGCCACCACGGTAAGCAGCAGCGGCAAGTAGGCGGCTACCTCCTGGCCATAGCTGCCTGCCGTGGCTTTGATGAAACCCAGCCCGGCCAATGCAGTGAAAGCCATTAATAGCAGTGAGCAGATACTGCGCCACTTTCCGTTGTTGGCGTAGCCCAGGCCGTTTTGTAAACCGCTGGCCACGCGGATCAAAAAAGGAAGTAGAAATTCCATTGCTAGAGATTATGCAGGTTCTCGCCTTCGATCACCTGTAGTTTGTAAATGCCTTCGTCGGCTTTGGCTTTTACCAGGGCGGCTTTTAGCTCCGGCGTCAGTTCATCGGTGCGTAGTAGTACGCGCTCGCTGCGCCGGGCAGCTTGGCGCACTTCGTTCAGTATGTCGGCCAGGTCGGTGCGCTTTTTGGCGGTTGCCCATAGTAGGCCGTTGCGGCTGAGGTCGGGCGCTCCTTGTGGTAGCATCTCTACCGCTTCGCCGGTTCTGGCCAGCATGGTGCCTAGCGTGTGATTTTCCAGCTTCACGGCCACCTCTTGGTCGTTGTGTCTCACCAGATAACCACCTGTCTTTTCGTGGAAGGTTACTTTCTTCCAGTTCTCATCGTAGCTATCGTACAGCAATCGCGCTGCGCCACGGATCAGGTTCTGTCGTTGCTTGTCCGGAATGTTGGCGTAGTAGGGGTGGCTTTGCGGAAATAGCTCCAGTGTCTTGCCGGGGTTGTGCCGGAACACGGGTGGTACCTGGTCTTCGCGTGGGAATAGCTCCGCCTTTCGCTCGGGGCCAATCACCTGTATAATGTCGCAGCGGCAGCGCCAACCATTGGGCGGGTAGTACTGATCCCAAAACGGGTCGTTGATCGGAAGGGTCACACCGTCCAGGGCTTTGTGGGCATCGCGCACGCGCTCGTCACGTTGGGTCACATATTGCAGCATGGGCAGTATATCGGCGTTGGCCTGGTAGTCTTGCCACTTGGTGGCCATCTGCCCGGTACCGATGGCGGTTTCGTATTCCGCCCGCAGCCAGTTCTCAAAGTAGTTTTTAGTGATGCCCTCGGCGATAGGTCGGAACTGCTCCCAACTCCGCACGTTTCCCTCATCGTCAGTGAGGGCATCTACCAAATCTTTTACCTGGCGGTGATTCTTGAAGGTGGCAAATACGGCCACATTGCGCCGCAGTTGGCTCAGCAGCTCGTAGCTCGCCGGGTTCTGGTAGTCGGTGGCTATGGTGCCGGTGCCTTCCTCTAGTCCTTGCCATAGTGCATGGGTGTTTGCTTCCCATGCCTCAGCGTCTACATCTCCAGCTTGTAGCTTCTGCTGGAATACCCGGCGGATCGCTCGGCCTACGATGCCGTCCAGGTCTATGTCGTAGTTGAGTTGGTGACCAGATGCTGCGCAGCAACTCTCGTGCACACCTTTATATAGTAGGTGCAGCTCGCTGTCGTCGGAAGGCGTACCTACTTTTTTTTTTGCGCTCAGCTTTCCTTTCGGTGGCTCTGGCTTAGGGTCGCCGCCACCTTTGGGGTCATCGCCCTGGCTGGTGCCTTCGTCCATGTTGTCGGGGTTCACCTGTGCCTCTTTCTTCCGTAGGTCGTGGTATTCAAATACGGCATCTTCCGGGATAGGGTAGCCATGCTTACGCAGAAATGGAAGCAAGCAGTAGTTGATGTGATACTGAATGCGGCGCATCCGAGCCTTGGTGTAGGTGTTCAGTAGTCGCTCGTGTACCTCCGCACTACCCACGTAGGCTTGCTCTTCGGTGGTGCCCGTTTGGCCGTTGATGAGCTTGGATATGTAGCCGTCTACCTTGTCGGCGTACGCCTCATAAGTTTGGTAGGCTAAAGGCTGGCTACTTTCGTGGAATGTTAGGTCGTCCTGGTCGTCGAGGATGGCCCAACCATTTACCCCAAGGTTCTCGGCCATATTCGCTTTGGCGTTGATCTCCTCCTCGTTGCGGCTCATGGTCTTAATGGCCAGGAACGGCATACCGTAGCGTTCGTTCCTCCGGCTCCAGTCGCCCAAGGAGTACTCTTTGCGGATGATGCTACGGCTGGCCACCTTCAGCAATCCCAGGTCGTTAGGTTTTCCTATCTCTACCAGGTGCTTGCCGATCAGGCTATTTCGGAAAGGGATACCCTCCTCTGCAAACACGTCCAGGAGTACCTCGCCCGTCTCCGGACGCACGTGCTCACGTGGTATGAGCGTAAGGCTCTCAAACTCGGGTCCACGCTTGGGCGTGAACTCTACCAGGCTATGCCCGAACAGTTCAGCGTCTACAGCGTGCTGCACGTACTCCTCAAACCAGGGGCGCTCAAAGAGATCGCTCAGCGTTTCGTCATCTATGCCGTTGTTCACTATTGAGAAGTCACCAAGCTGTACGGTGAACCGTGCCGTCCGTACCTGGCTCAGCAGGTGGTCGTCTTCCATCGTCCGGTGGTACACCTGGTAAAGTTCAAAGCGCCTCGGGCGCAATAAGTCCTCCGCTGTAGCTACGGCCATTTTCCAAAGCTTCATTTCTAGCTCTACCCGGTATTGGTAATAGCGCCGAAGCTTGTGCAGAATGCTGCCTTTTTTGTCGGTAGTCGTCTGGCTGGCCAGTTGGTTGGTTACCGATGCGTTGGCTTGGCTATTCATAGGCTGCTCTTCTTTGAGGAAAAGTGGCCGGATTGTGCTAATAAATGTGGTAAGTCGTGACATTTTGAAATCTTTCGTGTTTTAAACGATCCTAAGTGCTTGCGTCCACTACTACCTAAAAAAGGAGATCGTTGATTGTGGGCGAGTTTAAGCACTATTTAAGCGGGGTGTAGCTACGAGTGCAAACGCTTAGTTTCACCTCCCCAGCGAAACTTACTTTTTGTTTCACCTTCTTCGTCTACTGCCCTGGGTAGATTGATGGAGTGTTTTCCATCCGAAATCTGGAACAATGTCTCTTTGGTGTCCTGGTAGTTTTGCACTACTCTGTCGGGTACCAGTTTGTCGGGGATCCTCTCGTAAAGAAAGTACAGCGACATGCTCACCACCCACCTAACCACCTGAGCGGGACGTAATGTTCCAGCAGTTGTGAAGATGGTATCTATATCGTAGTAAGGATATAGGGCGTCTTTGATGATCGCGATAGCGGTGCTCTCTGCGTCATCGAGCAGGGCGCTGTCTGCCTCAATTATCATGTTCAGCCGATTGTCGGTGATCTTCACCTTGTAGTCGTCGGCAGTTATCCAGGTACTCATCGGCTGGTACTTTTGCGGAAGCCACCCATGCGGGGTCTGAACCCTGCACTTCTTCCGGCTCCTTGTAAATAAAATACGCCACCCTCTACGGCATCGGGTCCATCGTCGTGACCATAAGGGAAGCCCAGGAATTGCTGCAATAGGGTTTGCATATCCGGGCTTTGCTTTTCGGCTTCGTTGAAATACATCAGGCTGCGCTCAAATAGGGGCGTCAGGTTTTCGATGCGCATCTCTTTGTTGGGCTTATTGCGCTTGTCTGGTCGGATAGGGAGGTGGTAGCCTCTGCGCTCACCTTCCAGGCGGAAATCATCGAGCAGTAAATCCTGTAGCATGTTGGCCTCGATGAAGTAACGGGCGCGTTCCCTCAGCTTGTCCTCAAACCAGTCGTAAAATACCCCCACCATTGAGGTGGTGCTCGCCTGGCGAACCCACGCTTTGATGAGGTCGATCTGTAGCCCTTTCTTTCCTAGCAGTACGATGGCCTTGAAGTCGCTCTTCTTGGTATCCTTAAAACTAGGGTCACAGTATACGATGAGGTCGTCGTATTGCTCCAGCTTCAAGCACTTGCGCCACTGCATCCACTCAAACTGGAAGACGTGGCCTTCCTCGTGATGTTCATGGAAGAACTCGCGCCGAGCTGATCGGTAACCCATGAGAGCCATCCGGTCGGAAATTTCTTTGAGGGTGTAGCGCTCTTTCCAGGCTGGGCGGCCATTGGATGCATCGGCTTTATTGTGCCGTTTATTTTCGATGGCGTACACCTTTATATGTGTAATACCTTCGCGCTTGGGGTCGTCGGGTTCTACATCGCCTACCAGGTGAGCTAGAATGCTCTGTTTGTGAATGCGGTTTCCTGCAATGACCAGGCGAGCACCCTTAATGGAGAGGGCCCCCAATAAATCTTCTGTTATCCAGTCTACGGCATCGCGCACCCGCTGCTGATTGCGCACGATGATCTTATCGTCGATGTCATCCACTACCGCATAATTGGGGCGGCGTTGAGCCTTGCGGATACCTCGGGGGCTTTGCCCTCTACCGAAGGCCCAGAAGCCGATACCGTCCGTGGTGGTAAAGTGGCCACTTTGCCAATCGCCCAGGGCGGCCAGTTCGCCAAAGTCTCTTATCCACTTTTGGTTGTGCTCCAGCTGGGCTTGTAAGTCGGCGAGCAGCGTGACGGCTTTGTCTTGGTTTGCGCTGGCCACTACCATGCCGTCTATCTCGCCTCGGGCATAAAGCCACATGGGCATCATCACACAGGCGAAAACAGATTTGGCGTGTTCGCGCGACCATTCCAGAATAGCAAATGCTTTGGGGTCGGCTCCGATAAGCTTGGCTGCTTTCTTGTGAAACCAACCAAAGTCACTGTCCATGAACTGGCCGAGGTAGTACTTGCAGAATTTCACGAAGTCGCCTTTGAGTTCTTCTATGCGCTTGGTCTGCTGGTCGGGTGTTTCCAGCGGCATGTCAGCCGTTTGCTCGCGGATGCGTTCGCAGAGGTCGAGGTACTCCTGGTAGGCTTGTTGATCGGCACGGGTCATCTTACTCATAAGAGGTTGCGCTTTTCGTTCAGGAATTGGCTTACAATCGGCTCCACGTCTTTGGCTATCTGGATATTGTTGGCCTGGATGTGGTCGAGCAGCTCGCGCGTAATCTTGGCGTAAGCCTTGAAGTCTTTGAACTGAGGCTCTATAGGTTTGTAGGCTTTATTGAGTGCGTCGAAGATTCCGCCCTGGAGAGGCTCGTAGTTGTCATTTTCGATACGCTGTTCTACTATCTTATAAAGGCAAGTCGCCTGGTAGTCAAACACCGACATCAGCATCTGGAGGGAGTTTTCCTCCAGTAAGTTGTAGCGCGTTTTTTTCTCGCCCCACTTCATCTGGGCGCTCCATTTCGAAATGGTGTTTTCGCTTACTTTCAGGGTACGCGCAATCTCTGCCTGTGTCCATCCAGTCAAGTATAACTCCTGCGCCGCCGCCCTTACCTTATCCATTCGGCTCATATCTATTGCCTTTTGGCTCAAATTTCACGGTATTATTAATAGTATTTCAAAGAAAAAAACAGGATGTTGTTGAAAACCTGCAACCTATTGTTGTCTTCAAACAACCTGTTTTTTTGTGCTTGTACATCTCGTAAAAGTGGGTGAGATTTGCTGATGTAATTAATCATCACGCACACATTTTTTATGCCTGACTTTATTCTTGCTACCGAAAATGTTAACCGCTACGGATACCGCCTAATTATGGCGGGCGCTCAGTTAGATAACTTTCTGGCCAATCCGATCATGCTGTATATGCACCGCCGCAGTGGTGAGCGTTTCCCGGTCGGCAAGTGGGACAATCTGAGGGTGGAAGGTGATAAGCTTATTGGTACGCCTAACTTCGATGTAGAAGACAAAATGGGTGCCGAGATCAAGCGCAAAGTAGAGGCTGGTTATCTCAATGCTACCTCTGTTGGGTTTGATCGTGTTTCTGTTAGTGAAAATCCTGACATGATGCTTACCGGCCAGTATCGCGCTACCGTTACGGAGTGGGAGCTGTTAGAGGTGAGCTTCGTTGATATTCCAGGAGACCCCAAGGCGGTGCGCCTTAATCTGTGTGAAGGTGAGTCTATTGATGACATCCTACCGAAACTTAATTTTCAAAACGATATGAGTAAGCAAAACTTCTCCCTGGTCCTGGTGGCTTTGGGACTGGCACTCGATGCCACCGACGAACAGGCCACCGCTGCCATCAACCAATTGAAGGCTGACCGGGCGGATGCGCTGCTCGCTTTTGGCGAAAGCAAAGGCGTAGTGAATGACGCTAACAAGGCTACCTACCAAAAACTGGCGACCAGTGATTTTGGTACCACGATGGAACTGATCAAGGCTACCGATGGCCCCGACGATACGGGCGACCAAGGTGGAGGCAGTACCGACACTGCTCAGCAGGAAGGATTGGTAAAGCAACTCTTGGCTGCTGCGAACAAAGGTACCCTCAAAGTCGGAGCCGATGGTGAAAAAGACGACCGGGCTGCCTGGACGTTTGATGATTATCAAAAGAAAGATCCTAAGGCACTCAATGAGCTGCGCTTGAAGGATGCCACCAAGTATGAGCAACTAGCGGTGGCATATGCCAATAGCTAGGCTCAAGCACTGCTTGAACATTGTAAGAATTGCATTAGTAAACGAAAAATAAATATGCCCTATGGCTATTCAAACAGAAGTTTGGGCACGAGATATTGCCGCCAACCTTTTTCCCAACGATACCTTCTTGATGCAGAGTATCGACGACAGCGTTTTCGTTGAGAACAAAACCGTTCACTTGCCTCAGTCTGGTGCAGCTCCTACTGTACAGCGAAATCCAACTTCTTTTCCTCTCACAGGCGCACAGCGTACCGACACTGATGCAAGTTATGACCTTGCTGAATATGTGACGACGCCTACCATTGTTCGTGACATCGAAGAGATTGAAACGAGCTTCCAGAAACGTATCAGTGTCCTCGTTGATCACAACATGGAGCTTAATCGTCAGATTTCTGACTGGATGGCTCATGACTGGTCTCCTACCGCTGCTGCCAACTTTGTGCGTACCACTGGTGCAGATCGGACTGCTCATGTGGCTGGCGCTACGGGCACTCGTAAGAAACTCCAGTTGGCTGATCTGTTAAGTGCCAAGCGTTTGCTTGACAACATGGACTTGCCCGAGGATGGACAGTTGAACGCCCTGGTATCTGGAGAGATGTACAATGACCTTTTGGAGATCGACAAGATCCTGAGCGCAGAGTACAACCTTTCTGGTCGTATTCCTGGTGGAGCGATCAACCAGGTGTTTGGCCTGCGCTTTTTCAAGCGTAGCTATGCAATCTCTTACAGCAATGCAGCAACTCCTGTTATTCGCACTCCTGGTGCTGCCGCATTGACTACCGCAAATGCTGGATTATTGATCTGGCACAGTCGCTTTGTACGCCGTGCTAAAGGATCCGTCAAGGTCTTCGCTGACCAGGACAACCCGCTTTTCACTGGTAGTATCTTCAGTGTAATGGCACGTGCTGGTGGCCGGAAGGCTTACAACGATCAGCGTGGTGTCGTTGCTATCATTGAAGCCGCAGGCGCTTAATAGTGTCCTGGCTCAAATACATAATTGACGCGGGAGCGCTTACACGCATAGTGGACGCGCTCCTAAAGCATGGCCTGATTGTAACCTTGTTGGTGGCGTTGCTGATCTATACAGAATGGCAACGCCACGCAACACTGCATGAGGTCAACCTACGCATTGATAAATCGGAAGAGCGGGTGATGGCTTGCCAGAATGAAATGATACGCCTCTACCGCGATGATCGCCAGCAGACGCTGGATGTGATTCATGAAAATGCCGAGATCATGCGCCAGGTGAAAATAGCCCTTGAACGATGAAAGATTTTTTCCAAAAATATCCATCTGCCAAACCGCTGTGGAAAGTCGGGGATAAGACCTGGCTGCACCACGCCCGCGAGGCTGCCGAAATGTACGCCGCTCAGACCGGCCTCCTATTGGAGGAAGTACAAGCCACGGCCCCGAAGAAAGCGAAGGCAGACAAAAAAGAAGTAAGCGATGTCACTGAATGACGTAAGATTTGTAACCGCTGCGGGTGGCCTGGGCCGCTTGCCTGCTGAGAAGGATTACGTCTCGGCTATCTTCATCGAGCTGGCGGCTACTCCTTCCAATTGGACGGGTACGCTGGGCAAGAAATACCTGAGCACCGCTGAGGCGATTGCTGATGGTATCGAATTTGGCAGCGCCAACTTTGGCTTACTCCATTACTTCGTCAAGGAGTTTTTCCGCGTGGCCGGAGCCAGTGAGCTATGGATCATTGACGCCAGCGATACTGATTTCACTGCCCAAAAGGTGTCTAACCTTACGGGTGGCGATCTTCGCCAGGCGTTCTGGTATGCGGAAACGAACTACGCTGGTATCGTGGCACAGGTGGGTACTTGCCAGGCTTTCGCTACGGCGATGGCTGCGCTCGATGCGCCAATGGTGATCCTCACCAACGTGAAGGATGAAGCTAGTGCCGTAAATGGTACCCTGCAAGTAACCCTACGTGCTGCGGCTAGCCCGGAAGTAAGTGTACTGATTGCCGGAGACGGTAGTGGTTCAGGATTGGCCTTGGCCACTAGCCTGGGCATAAACTACATTCCTGCTGGTGGCGCAGTATTGGGCGCAATTTCCCGCGCTGCTGTACACGAAAACATCGCATGGGTAGAGCGTTTCAATCTCACCCAAGGTGAAGAACTACAAAAGGTCATCCTGAGCGATGGCCAAGAGTACGGCGCTATCGCAGCCGCTACGCTGGATACGGTCAATACCAACGGCTACCTGTTTTTGCGCAAGCATAACGGCATCGCTGGTAGTTACCTCAACGATAGCCACACGGCCACCGCATCCACCAGTGACTACGCCTACATCGAGAACAACCGGACGATGCACAAAGCCAAGCGCAATGTTCGCACCGCCTTGCTGCCTACCCTGAACAGCCCACTGACGACGAACGCCGACGGCACGTTGGCACCCGATACGGTCAAGTTCTTCGAGAGCCTGGCCAAGCGCCCACTAGAGCGTATGCAAAACGCTGGAGAACTGAGCAACCTTTCTGTGCTCGTTGATCCCAACCAGAATGTACTGGCCACCTCTGAGGTAGCTGTGCAGCTCGAGTTGCAGCCGCGTGGCGTGGCGCGGACGATCAAAGCCACAATTGGCTTTGTGGCTGCCATTTCTTAAAACAAAACCTATACGGTACTCGCTATGAAAAGAATATTCTTACTACTCGCTTTGTTTCTTCCCTTGCTGCTGGTGGCCCAGGTGCGGCCAGATCAGTTTCCGGAGGAGAGCGCCCCGAACGCGGGCAACTTTGAAGTGTACAGCCAAAAGAATGGCGTAAATAAGAAAGCTTCTTTGGCGGCACTACGGCAGTATTTTGCTGCGAATATTGTCAGTCAGATTTACCCACCGCCACTTTCCAACAACCTGGAAAGCAGCCGGAACAAGATCGTTGACGTAACCAGCGACGGAAGTATCTGGTATGTAGACTGGGCGGGATATGGTATTCGATTAAATACCGGAATGCCTTTGGTTAATGAGATTGCCAGCGTAGCTGATACGACTGAAATCATTGACCCCGCACCAGGAGACTTCGCCCTTGCTGACGATACGCTTTTGATTCGAGGAAATGGCCGATGGTTTACTTTCTTTGGCAGAGATGGAAACGGTTTTAAAGATGGTTCTGGTGACCTGCCTAACAATACGGTGGCCACTATTCCCAGTTATGGCAACTTTGACTTAGCCAGCGATGCTGCCAGGCTAAAGATCGAGGGCGATGTGGTAGAACTCTCCGGCGGCGAATCTGGCAACCGTTGGGGCATGCAATCCGCTCCTGGTACTTTCATCCAGGGCGATATTTCCGGCAATGGTGCGCGGATCGAAATGGATGGTAATGTTCTCTCTGCTCAGGGCGAAAGCTTTGAGGTAAGAAGCCGATCAAATAATGTGGGCCTTAAGGTAGACTCTAATTCAGTCTATATCCCTGATCTTGTTTCTGCTCCTGTTGTGGGTACGGATGCTGTGGGCAAACTTATTCCTGCTAGCGTGGATGATGCGGATAGTGACCCCACGAACGAATTGCAGACTTCGGAGACGCTACCCGCTACGCCGTTTGGGAGTATTACCGGGACTAATATTCAGGCGCAAGTAGAAGAAACAAACGCGCGAGTAGACTTGATTTATGGAGGAGTTGGTAATGTTATTCTGTTTTCAGAAGAGGGGGACGACGCGACAGGTATTAGGGGTAGCCTAACGGCGACATACGAAAGCATTTCGGGTGCGTCCGGCGATTACGTTAATAGAGACTTATTGTCATTCTACCCAAGCACCTACGCTTTTGCAAATTTACCAAGCACTAATTTTAATGTGTTCACCTTTCCGGGTGTTGATTTTTTACAGTCAGGTACTACTAACTTTGTAGAACTTTCTGGTACGGATCGAACCGTAAGGATTGCGGGAAAGCCTAATATTATTTTTAATCCTATAGACGTAGGATATACTACTTTTTCTCAAAGCTTATACAACACCGATATTTCAATCGACGTAAATAACTGGATAGATACAATTTCCACCACAACTGGATATAACAGGTATTCGTTTAAGGCTTATGATAGCAATATATCTTTTGACGCAAAAACGGTCAACACTTTTTGCGGTATCGCTTTTCTAAGCATCAGGGGGTTAAATACAAGATTTACAGTTCAAGACTACGTCTACAACAAAGCCAGTGATCCATTATTCAGAAACGAAAAAGCTTTTTTATTGACTGGCCCAGATACGGCGGTCACTAAAAGAAGTTTTGCAACTGCAGAAATAGGTAATTTTAAGCTTCTACAACAGAGTAACGGTCGTTATGGTGTAATTTTCTTTGGCGCAAACGCAGTTAGCACCCAATACAATACTGATTTTTCGCTAAAGATAAATTCGCTACAATCCGAAGTTTTAAGGGCAATCCCTGCCGCCAGCGCATCTACTTCCGCTTTATTTAATAGTGTTTTTTTTGTCTCTAATTCAACCGACTGTGTATTTGACATAGAAGTGTCTAGCGTAAAAGGGGAGTTTCTTACTCACGTAAGTAAAAGCTTCGTGAAAAGTTCGTTAAACTACAATATTGGATCGTATAGAGGAGCCTATAGATTGTTGAATTTTTCAGGGGCCAGTTTTTCCGACACCTCAACAGTTAATATTTCATGCCTTGATTGCATCGTGAATAACGATGTTTTTATTCACATTAGCACGACCAGCATCTTGAGCGGGAGCCGGATTAATTTAATTGACTCTAACATAAAAGGACTAGCAAGTAAGCCGCTGATTTACTCAACATCCGGGCTAAGCATATCAAACACAATTTTTAAAAGCCCGAACTCTATTTGGGTAGATTCTGGCGCAACACCTATAACAGTAAATGTCTGTAACACGAACCTAACACGCGACAAAGTAGGCGCAAATGTCTCTCTAGTATACTGCGAAGGTCAAGGGGTATGGAACACCCAAACCTTCACAGCTACAGCAGCACAAACAGATTTCGCGGTGACCGGAGGAAAGCTACCAACCGCCTCCGAAAACGTTCGCGTATTCAACAATTTAGGTGCAAGGCTAAGGATCAGCGACGAGTACACCTATGTGGCAGCTACTGGTATTGTAACCTTAGTAACTCCAGCGATAGCAGGCGATAAGATCACCATCGAATATTTTCAATAATGTTCGCGATCAACCCACTAGCCTACTGGCCAGAAGACCCAAATGGATGGTTGCGACATCTTGTAATCGGCTTGTTGATGGGGGCAATATTAGTACGGTTTCGTTTGGGCGCGATATGGTTTTGGATAGCCGTGCTGATAGCGGTCGGCAAAGAGTTTGCAGACAGTTTTATAGAGTACGCTGATATTTTATGGACAATCGGGGGCACTGCGTTCCCTAAACTAATAGCAAAATGGCAGACTTTCAACCACTAATAAACGGCGAAGCCTACAGCTGGGGCCAGATCACTGTAAACATCCTGGGGGTACCTGTAGCGGGTATTACGCAGATTGAATACAGCGACGAACAGGAAATGCAAAACAACTACGGCGCTGGTAACCAACCCGTGAGCCGCAGCTATGGCCAGGTCACGCCAGAGGCGTCGATCACTGTCACTGCCGAAGAGGTGGTGGCGTTGCAGAACGCTGCGCCAGGTGGCAACCTCCGTGATATTCCGGAATTTGACATCGTAGTAGCGTACTTGCCAAAGTCTGGCAACATCGTCACGGATGTTATCCGTAACGTGCGCTTCAAGCGCAACGAACGCAGTGTTGGCCGTGGCGATATGGAGATAGAGGTGCAAATACCTCTAGTTATCTCCCATGTCGAATGGGGTCAGACGGCGTAAAGAAATTATTGAACGGCAACTTAAATAACGTAAAATGGCAACTCCGAAAGAACAAAAGGATTTGATTGGCGGTATCGCCCAAGATCAGGTCGACCGTTGGAAGAAACAATACGGATCGCTTCACATGGTTGAATGTGCGGACGCTAATGGTGATCCCCTGTATTTCTTCCTTCGTAAACCTGATATGGTCATCATGTCAGTATTCACTAAGCACATCGAAAAAGACACGGTGAAAGCCAATGTGCTCCTTTTTCAAAACTGCCTCCTCAATAAGGATATGGAGCACTGGAAAGAAGACGTGGACGTGATGTCTAACGTGTTCCCTCATCTCAACGCCTTGGTGGAGAAACGCAAAAACAGTATAAAAAAGCTGTAGCCGACGCGGAGATTCACCCCACCCGCGAAGGCGACGATATAGCCCAAGGCAATGCACTGATCCGGTTTTTTCTCAATGAGGATCCCTCTGACATGAACGACCAGGAGTGGGCTACCAGCTTTAGCCAGGTGATGTATTCCCTGGGCGTTGTGCGCAAGCTGATTTGGGGCGAAGAAAAGAAGTCTTCTTAATCACTTTAATACCATCAAAATGGCAACCAAGACATTAGTATTCGTACCTAAGACGGTAGCTGAATTAGGCATCCAGGCAGTAAGCCCGGTTGTTGCTTTCACTGGCCGTCTGGTCACCACGGTCGTTAATATCGACGAAGATGGTGACGGAAAAGTCGAGGGTTCGGAAATCCTCAAAGCTGCTCAGAATATCGGATTTGACGCTTTTGCGGTCTTCCGTGGATTCAACCTTGGCGAAGTGAAAGCGGAGCTGAAGGACTTGGACCCAACCGAGCGCCAGCAGCTTATCGACGTTTTTGCAAAAGAGTTCGACCTGAGCAACGACGAGGCGGAATACCTCATCGAGGACTGGATCGAATGGCTGAACCGTGGAACTGTTCTTATCAGTCGCACTCGTGCGATGACGAAGAAAGAGGTAGCAGCATAAGATGCTACAGAACTACTCATACAGCTTCGATCTAAAAGATCGGTTTTCACCAGCGATCAAAAAGATTGGCGGGGGCTTAGCCTCCGCCAATGCTAATTTGCAAATGTTCGGTGCTGGTGTAGCCCGCCAAACGGCGGGTCTTAACCGTATGGGTAGTGGTTTGATGAATATCAGAAATTTGCTGATCGGTAGCTTTGTCACCCAGGGTCTAATGAACCTGGGTGGCGAAGTCATTAATACCCTGGGCGAGTTTGAGCGTATGGAGGCAGTGCTTACCAATACGCTCGGCTCTGGCAGTATGGCCGAGCAGGTGATGAGTGACATCACCGACTTTGCTACGCGCACACCGTTTCAGGTGAACGAGCTGACCGATAGTTGGGTGAGATTGGCCAACCAAGGCTTTCGCCCAAATATGGATCAGATGATGTCGCTCTCTGATCTGGCCAGCTCTACAGGTAAGGACTTCAATATGCTTAGCGAAGCGATTATTGACGCTCAGGTTGGAGAGTTTGAGCGATTGAAAGAATTTGGTATCCGGGCCTCAAAATCTGGTGACCAGGTGACCTTTAGTTTCAAGGGTCAGCAAAAACAAGTTAAGTTTACAGAGGACGCTATCCAGGGTTATCTGCTGAGCCTGGGCCAGCTAGATGGTGTGCAGGGTGCCAGTGCGGCGATCATGGAAACGACCTCTGGTAAAGTGTCTAATTTTTGGGACAATGTCACTCAGTTGAAATTGGCGATTGGTGAAGGGTTGCGCCCACAAATTCACGGCCTCATCGAAGGCGCGAGTGGTTTGGTGCAGCGGCTTACGAGTATTATCCCCTGGGTGCAAGCTAATAGCGAGGTGCTTTTGCGGTGGGGTAAGGTGATAATGTGGACTGGAGGCACTTTCTTGGGATTGTGGGCGGCATCGAAGACAATCCTTGGTATTGGGTCTATGCTCAAGACGGTATCTGTAGTTGCTATTGGAGTGTCTAAAGCTTTGAGACTGGCCGCTGCGGGGCAGTGGCTCCTGAATGTAGCAATGGGGGCTAACCCCATAGGAGCCTTAGTGATCGGGATAGCTGCCGCCGTTGGTGCTGTGGTTTATCTCTGGAAAAACTTTGAAGGCTTCCGTAATTTCTTTGTTGACTTCGGAAAATTCATGTGGGAGAACCATCCATTTAAGTGGATGATTGACCTGGTTGATCGAGTCTTTCCAGGCTTTAAAGGAGAGCTTAACAACCTCTTGGGTGGTGTTATTGACATGTTTAAGTCGGCCTGGAATTGGTTGTCTGAGAACATTTTCAAGCCTATCAAAGAGTTCTTTGGTAGTTTCTTCGATTTTAAAGACCCGGTGGCCATCGCTGCGTCGGGGCCAGAGTTTGGCAAAAAGTCTTTTTTTGAGGAAGACCCTTATTCTCCCTCCGGGGGCGGAAAGGGAGCGTCCGGTAGTTCTTCCGTAGGCGTGAACAAAGCCGTAGGTGCTGCCGTGTCTGGAGGCGGTGGCAACGTAAAGAATATCACGATAAATGTGGACGCCCTGAACAAGGGTGGCATCACTATTTCTACCAGCACCATAGGTATGGGTACCCAGCAGCTCAAAGCAGAGCTGGAGCGCCTTTTGCTTTCGGTCGTAAACGACGCAAACTATGGCTAGCAAAGAAATTATACTTCGATCAGCCGGTTTGTCGGCATTGAAGCCAGTTGTTTATCGTGCTGGTTTGCGTCAGCCGCTGCCTGTTGGCGGTGGCGATTACGACGAGCAGGAAGCTTCTACGAATACCCGTATGAATACGGGTGGACAGGATGCTGAAATCTTGTCTTCGCTCGGAACACCTGTTTGGGCTGATCTCACCCTCAGGGCAGATGAAACGACAGAGGAAGAGCTGAACATCCAAACAGTGCTCCTCACGGTTGATCAATCAAAGAACATTGTACAGACTGCTGTGCAGGGTAGAAACGGCACTGTAAAAGAATACGTGAGCACGGGTGATTACATTATCAGTATCCGTGGAGCTTTGGTGGGTGCTGGTCCTGGTGATTATCCAGAACAGCAAGTTAAGCTATTGCTCGACTTAGTAGAGATCAACGCCTCGATAGTGGCAGTGTCTCCTTTTTTGCAGTTGTTCCGGATATTCAATGTGGTGGTTTCTGATTTTCGTTTTGAGCAACTCCAGGGCTTTCAAAATATGCAGGTGTTTGAGATCACCTGCCTGAGCGACGAACCGATAGAACTCATTGAGGATGTTTAGGCTCAGCTCCGAAATATCAATATCGACCTTTCGCTTCAATCAGGTGGTTGGCGTAGAGGTAGAAAGCTCTTGGGATGAGCTGACCGATGTTTGTCGTTTGACGATCCCGCGTAAGCTCAACTGGAGAGGAAAGCCGCTCGCCTGGACAAACCAAGCGCTCATGCGCAGAGGGGACCAGGTACAAGTGCAGCTGGGATATGATGATAATAACCAGGTAGTCTTTGAGGGCTACCTGCACAAGATAACGGCAGACACGCCCGTCCTACTTGAATGTCAGGACGCCGCGTGGAGGCTAAAACAAAGCACGATCACGAAAGCGTGGCGTAGCGTAGAATTGACAGAGCTATTACGTGCCATTTTACCGGGCGAGTTGCCGTTTCAGGCCCCGACTGTAGAGTTGGGGCCGTTTCGTATTTCGTCTGCGTCACCGGCGCAAGTGTTGGCCGAGCTGAGGAAGACGTATTTCTTGAAATCGTTCTTCCGGAACGGTACGCTTTATTGCGGCCTAGCTTACGTGCCGGAGCTACAAAGTACCCACATTATCCGCATGGAGCGCAATGTGGTAAGCCATAGCCTGGAGTATATGCGTAAGGAAGATGTGGCCATCAAATTGAAGATGGTGAGCATGTTCCCCGACGGATCACGCCAAGAGTACGAAACTGGCGACCAGGACGGAGAGCAACGCACGATGTACTACCACAGTATGAGCCAGGCGAAAATGAAAGCCCTGGCCGACCAGGAGATCGAGCGACTGAAATACGAAGGCTACCGGGGTGAGATCACCATCTTCGGCCAGCCGTTTGTGCAGCATGGTGATGTTGTTGATTTGAGAGATGCCAGTTATCCCGAACGAGATGGAAGATACTTTGTGAAAACGGTGGTCACTGCATTTGGTGCAGATGGCTACCGCCAAACACTAACCTTAGACGCCAAATTATGAGTGGAACTATAGGAGATAGCATCCGAAAGCTTTCGGAGCCTGGACAGGAGATGTTTGCTGTGATGGCCACGGTGAGCGAGGTAGATGATATGACGCTTACGTGTACACTATCGCCACTCGATGGGCGGGCTGATATTTTCGATGTTCCGATGCAAGGCGTGGCCATTGGTCAGGGGTGGGTATTGGTGCCAAAGGTTGGTAGTAAGGTATTGGCTGTATTTACCAGCCCGAAATCGGCGAGTATTGTGACTACTCCAGAAGTTGAAATGGCATTGCTCCATGCTGGCTTAGTAGAGCTTGGTGGCGAAGATGGTGAGCCGGTTGTATTAGGCGAAAGCCTAAACGAAACGCTGGATGCTCTTTTTGGTCAACTGGATCAGTTTTTTACTGATCTTAAAATCTTTGGTACTAATCAGGCCGCTTTGTGTACCGGGCCATTGGCTCCACTGGCGTCTGGATTTACCAACCTGTTTGCTAATACGAGCAATGTGCAATTGCGTGTGGATCAGATCAGGTCGGTACTAGATGACCACCTGAGTGAAAAAGTAACAACGATATGAGTGAACGTACTGACATCATTGTTGACCCTTTGGATGATAACGATCTTGTGGTGTACCAGGGCGACTTCTTTGTAGAGAGTAGCGACCTGCAACACCTGGCGCACATCCTGGAGGCTGATACTGGACAGTATAAGCAATGGCCACTCGTGGGCGTCGGTATCCGTCGGTATTTGAATGGAATCATTGACGGGAAAGTCCGCCGAACGATCCAGCTCCAGGCGGCAAGCGATGGCTACAAGACACGCCAGGTAAGTTATGAGAACGGAATACTAGATATAGGAATATGAGCACAGCAAAGATACAACCAGGGCAAACGGTGTGGGATGTCGCACTCGCTAAGTATGGTAGTATTGCTGCCATTGGCTGGCTCATGCAAGACAATGACTACGCTGGAGAGTTTATCCTGGGCAGTGTAGAGCAAGAAGAGCAGACGCTAAAAATAAGGGAGGAGGTAGTGGATCAAAGCATAGTTGATTACCTAGCACCCCGTCAAAACACCACGTACTAATGGCACGCACGATAGCAGACATTTACGATGCGATTATCGCGGAAAAAGAAGAGCAGACGGAGCTGGCGGGATTACTGCCTGATCCTGATACTGCTGCTACCTTGTTGGCCGACCTTACGAGTAACAGTAAGGCGGCTGTTTGGCGTTTGTGGGCGTGGATTACCGCCGTGGCGATTCATGTACACGAAGTAGCCTGGGATATATTCAAGACGGAGGTAGAGGCAATAGCCGCCGCAGCTCCGGCAGGCACTGCGCAATGGTACCGGGCGCAAATGCTCAAGTTTCAGTTTGGCTATGCGCTGGTGTACGCGAATTTTCAATACAATTACGCCACCATTGACACAGATGCGCAGATCATCACCAGGTGCGCTATTGAGGAGCGCAGCGATGGGGCGTTGATTGTGAAGGTGGCTAAGGGAACGACTACTTTGTCGCCGCTTTCTGCTCCGGAGAAATCCGCAGCCGAGAGCTACGCGAATAAGATCAAATTTGCGGGTACCAGGTTGGCTGTAACGAGCCTTAATCCTGATGTGATCACACCGCTTTACGACGTGTACTACGATCCTATTATTCCAATTGCTGACCTGGTGCCAGCATTGCAATCGGCGGTGGATGCGTACTTCTCTACGCTACCTTTTAATGGTGAGTACCGGGTGACAAAGTTTACTGACGTGCTCCAGGCTGTTACGGGTGTCGTAGACCCCGTGGAGACTAATACAAAGGTGCTGCCAGATGGCGGCAGCTACATCACAATAAACGTGAGGTATGTACCTGCTGCGGGCTATTTCACTATGAGTGATACCGTAGACAATTTGTTTAACTTCATACCCTTCATAGGATGAGAAGCTACCTGATCGACTTCGTGAAGATTACGAAGGATTTGCTACCGCATTTTCTTCAGCAAAAAGGTGCAGTGAGCTGGGTCACGGCCAGTGACTTCTTTTGGGTTACTGCTGATGGCCAAGCGTGGGGTACCGGGTCGGCCAGTAGGCACCTTGCCTGGTTGCGTGTTTTGGTCTCTCCGCTGACTGCGGTGAATGAGTTGTTCCGGACGTTTGTGGCTGGTACCAGGTACTCTATGTACCTGACTGGCCAGGTGGTGTATTTGGAGAAGTATTTGAATGACTTATACGACCCAATTAGCATCCGTATTTATATAGAGGACGGAGATGCTTCCGTACCATTGTATCTGGACAACAAGCCAGATGCTCAGCCGATAATTGTGTACAATAAGAGCGAGGCACAGACCGCGCCTATTTTGCTCAATCGCGCAGACCTAGCCAATGATGATGATTTTATTATCGTCATCCCTTACAGTAATATCACCAGCACTGGAGAAAGCCTCATTCGAGCGCGAGTAAACCAGTACAAACAAGCTGGCAAACGATACTCTATTCAAGTCACTCCGGGCGGCCCTGCCTGGCCATACAACTAATATGAAAAAACTACTTATTCCAAACGGCGGAATGCCACTTGAAGGCGACGATTTTAACTGGATTAATGCTGGCGTCGTGGAGGCGTTTAAGGCTATCTTTTTCGAGTATGGCCAAGCCTATTCCGGGAACTTTGTTATTAGTGGCTGTGTGGCCACTTTTGCGGCTGGATTTGCCAGTGTCACAGAAGGATATGTGATGCTAGATTGGGAGATTTGCTACTGTCCAGCGCAGACGGTTGGTGTAGCCTCTTTGGCCGTTTCGAGCCTCAAATTAGTGAGCAGTTTCGACGCTGCTGGGACAGAGGTTTTCGCCGACAGCGTGAGTCGTGAGACGTACGAAAATCGTCGTGCAATCATATCCGATGGCTTGAACTCTGGCGTAGAGATTCCACTGGATACCACGGGCCGTTTTTACGCAGTAGAAAATGTTAACGCTTTTGATAATGGATGGGGAGCCGCGAGTGGATTTGTGCCGAAGTACCACAAAAAAGGAAACGTAATTCACATCACTGGTGCGATTACAGGCGGTGAAACTAACCTTTTGGCGTTTACGGTACCTTTGGCTTATCGGCCTTCTGAGACTCGTAGATTAGCTATTTCACGTGGCTCGATTTCTATTCCCTCCTCTGGTCAAGTGATCATAGGAACCACCGATTCTGGAGGTTCTCAGGTTACGGTCTCCGGCGACCTTAATTTAGATGTATCTTACGTGCTATAAGCATCGCTTAGGTACATAAAAAACGCCGCTCGAACGATGTTTGAGCGGCGTTTTTATGTCCATATTTGTGGGACGATTTGTTTTTGGATTTGTGGGACGATTTGTTTTTGGCGATTTAGGGCAAACGTCGTTGATAAATCCCAT